GTGCGCTTGGGGTCGATCACCTGGAACGGTAGCAAGTTCACCTGCGATCCCGACACTCGGTTGTTGCAGAGCATCGTCAACGACACGATCCTGGGGGAAGTCAACGGGCAGATGCAGAGTGTAACCGCGAACGACGGCGCGGTGTTCATCAACAGTCTGTGTCGCAACTACAACGGTTCCGCGCTGTGGGTGTCGGAACCGGTTGCGGACAACGAAGGCTGGACCCCGGTTGGCAAGTAGGAGCACCTTATGGGGAGTTCCACGGTGAACGGCAGTCTGACCCCGATTCAGCAGAAGATGCTTGATATGCTCAGCGACGGTGCGCCGCACAGTCGCGAGGAACTATGTACCTGCCTGTTCGATGATCTTGGGAACCCGACCAACATCCACGCTCATCTCACCCTCATTCGGCAGTTCTGCCGCCCGCGCGGTGAGGACATTGTCAGCAACTATGACGGTCGCTGGACCTATCGACTGGTGCGCTTAATGGGCAACCCATATCGCGGATGAATCCTTTTCCGTCGGCGCGCATCTAACTATGGGTGAGAGTTAGATGTGACTTGTAAAAAGGAGGAGCACATGCGACGGAAGATCGTGATTAAGAATCACACCCACTGGCGCACGGACCACATCCGTGCATTCATCCACCGCGCCGCTGACATGGTACTCGACCCGGAGCAGAAGCCACGACTGCACGCGACGGTGACCTACACCCGCGTGGCAGGGCAAGGTTGGGCGTCGGGTTGTGCCTGGGTGGGCGGTAACAGCTTCACCGTTCGTCTCGACCATACGGTGGTTGACAAGGTAGACTTTGCCGGTGTCATTGGTCACGAGATCGGGCACTGCAAGGGACTGCACCACCGCGATATGCGGGGTAACGCTTACTACAAACGGGGCGGTAAGCACCGTGAGTTGTACGCTTGGGCAAAGGAACTGCCTTTGGAGAAGCGCGCCATCAAGGTCAAGGTGCCCGTCACCGGTGTTGCGCTTGTCGAGAAGAAACTGGAGCATGCTCAGAAGATGGCAGCGAAGTGGCAGGTTATGACCAAGCGTGCGCAAGCGCGCGCGAAGCGCTGGCAGCGCAAAGTCAAGTATCACGAAGCGCGCTTAGCACGACTCAAAGCTGCCGAAAACGTATCGACAAATAAGTAGCTGTTGCTAAATAGCTATTTATTATTCCGCTCTACACTTCACAACTCTCCATACCCGCTGTGATAATTCCAGCAGGTATGGAGATTATCACAACCAACCTCAAAAGCGCGGGCGTCCGTCGTGCTATTCGCAATGGACGCGAATACTACGTCTGCAGTGCGTCCATCATCAACCCTGGTGTCCTCGCGGGCAGCAAGGGCGCGCTCTACTATCCCCCCGATGAATGTCAGCGCAACGCTAGAGATTGGGAAGGGACACCGCTAGTCCTCTATCATCCGACTCGCAACGGGCAATACGTTTCGATTCGTGACGATCCTTCCGCAATTGATCGTCAGGGACTGGGGGAGTTCCTGAAACCGCGCTTCAAATCAAAGCTGGGCGGTGAAATGTGGTTCGACGCCCAGAAGGTTGCCAATGCCGACAAGTACCTGGTCAAGAATGGCGTCGAACCCATCCTGCCGCGCTTGCGCAAAGGCATCCCGGTTGAACTGAGCACCGGACTGTTTACTGAGAACATACCAGCGGAACAGGGCGCGATGTTCAACGGCAGACCGTACACGCACGTTGCCCGCAACTACCGCCCCGACCATATCGCGATCCTACCGAATCAGATTGGCGCGTGCATTCTACCGGGACAGGAGATACAGGGACGTATCACCAAGGCTTCAAAAGCCTGGTACACGGGGGAAGCCATTCGGATTGAGACTCTTTCTGGAGAACTTCTTTCCGTCACTCCGAATCACCCCATACTTACCGATATGGGGTTTGTTCCTGCCAGCGATCTCACAGAAGGTCAAAATCTTTTGCACTATGTCCGGGAAGACAAAGCCACTACCACCGATACGAACGAAAAGTATGCTCCAGCCTTGGCTGAGGATGTATTTGATGCGCTGGCGAGCCTCTCTACGCATGAGGAAGCTGTAAGGACCAGAGCTACGACATTGGACTTCCACGGCGATGCGGGGTTCTTCCAAGGCGATGTCCAAATTGTAAGTCCCCAGAGCGCGCTGTCGAGTGGTAGTGTACCCAAGACCGCGAAGAGATTCATACAAGGCGGTTTCGGTGGGAGAGGCAACTGTCAATCGTCTCTGTCTAGTCGCAGCCATACGCAACAGTTCACCAGGTTGGTGGACGCGACCGACGTTCGCCAAGTTAGCTTTGGCAGTGAATCTCTTACGCTGCTTGAACGTCAGCCCGGAGTACATGAGGCGAGAGGCGGAGGAAGCGTCTCGCGTGATACCGCGCTCCTTGAGCCAGGCGTAGATGACGCCCTGGTTGATACCCAATTCTCTCTTAATTTCATAAGCGTTTTTCCCAGCGCGGTAGGCTGCGACAACTTCTCGAACAAGTTGGGGTGGGAAGCGGGCTTCGGAAACCAACCTCTTACCGGATTTTGTGTATTCGGACCTGGAGCGGAACTGAACATTTCTCTTCCTAAGACGGTCTCGAACCGTCGAGTTATGGAGGCAAAACTCTTTAGACAACTGCTTCATACTTTTCCCAGCAAGATAACCACGGACAAGATCGTCCACTTGGACAGATTTTTTCATAATGGTCCCGTATACGATTTTGAATCTTCGCTTGGATACATTATCGCACAGAAACTTCTCGTAAGCAACTGCTCCATCAACGATGGTTGTGGAGTGCTGGTCAACGCACGAGGGGGCGACGGTGCAGCATGGTACCCCGTGGTGGGGAACGAAGCGCGGGACGTGCGCTTAGTGCCGGTTCAAAATGTTTGGACGGATGCAGCTAGGCAGGCATCTGCGGAAGCCCGCAGCGCTTCCAAAAAGGCACATGAGGCATCCGCGAAGATCGGTCACCGTACCATCCTCGACCCCAGCTATGCCAGCACGGGGATGTCTGGACCATCTGACATCCACTACCATGCCGCCCACTTGCACATGGGCGCTGCTGCTGAACTGCTGAACGAAGCGAACAGAGACGATAACGCTGGTTACTTCGATAAGGCAAACATGAAGCGCGATGTTGCCCAGATGCACGAAGATGCTGCCTTGTCCAACTTCAACGCTGCACGAGAAATCGAGGGATCTGTCCATCGACCAAGTCAACCAAAGCTAGGTTGGCAGCAGAACCAACGAAACCCGACCGCCAATATGTGGTCGGAGGAAGCGCGTCAGGCAGCACTGGAGGCACGTCGCGCAAGCGCCACTGCCGGTGCCAAGTCCCGCGAAGCGGCTGCCTACCACGGCAGCTTCGAGGAATCGGAGATGTACAAGGCAGGGCAGCGCGGTCAGAAAGCTGACTCCGTCAAGCAACATCTACAGGCAGCGGAGATGCACCGTATCGCTGCTGAAAAGCACGAGCGCACAGCGGACTATCTGGGCAGCGGCGATGCTGGTAGAGGGGAGCACTATCGCGCTGCCAAGTTGAACATGGACGCTGCCGATGCTCACGAGCGCGCCGCTGGGATCAAGAGCGGTGGCGGGATGCACGGTGGTGGAGGGTTCGGTGCCATGAATCCACAGGGACCGCCTAAACCAGTACAGGCACAGCTATCGCGCGGCTCCGGTGTTGCCGGTGAGTCTCTGGAAATGTCGCGTGAAGCAGCGCAGCGCGTCTCCAACCAGTGGCAGGCAATCCGCAATGTCTGGACTGAGGAAGCCCGTGCTGCCGCTGCCGCCTCGAAGCGTGCTAAAGCAATCAGTGACAAGCACCCGGAGCAATCCGAAGAATCAAAAAAGGCAGGAGAGAGGGCATTCAGTGATGCTAAGTATGCCGGTGGTAAGGGCGGACCGTACTTGCATATTCAAGCGCGGCAATCGCATAACAACGCTGCTGAGATAGCGGAGCGCGAAGGACACCCCGACCTTGCTGCTGCCCATCGTGAAGCGGGTATTGCCCACGAGACCGCTAGGAGGCAGTTCAGTACGTCCACGGCAAAGCGGTGGACCCGTATGTCAAACCAACCAGCAACGATAAGAAGCAACCGTCTGAGGAACTGGACATCTCCAGTGAGAAGGCATGTCAGATACTGCACGATAAGGAAGTGCGCGGGCATCCGCTGACGGACGATCAACGCAAGATGTTTGGCGCGAAGTGCAGTGAATCGCGCAACCAGTGGCACCCGGTAAACAACCAGAGTGACCAGCAGAGCGCTCCGGCGCAGGTCGTGTCCGGCAGTCAGTCCGCGCTTGCGAGAACGTACCTATCGGCAGGCAGCCGCAACCGCCACCCCGCATCGGGCAAGTTTCAGAAGGGCAACGCGGGCAGTGGCAATGGTCCAGCGCACGATGCTGCCAAGCAAGGTAAGAACGCTGGGGACTGTGGCTGGGAACCGATTCAGGCAAACTTTCGGTCACCCGCGTCTCTGTTCAACTTCAACCCATCGGACACAGCATCGTTGCAAGGGGATGCTAAGGACACGTCCGATTCGACCTCGAACTATCGTAGTCCGGCATCCCTGTTCAACTTCAGCCCATCGGATACGGCAGAAGTCTCTGGAAATAAGGGTGACGGAAGCGTGTTTGGAGACGATCAATTTCTGGACTCGACACCTGGCGGACCCGGCAGCGGCGGTCGCGATGTAGTCGCCAAGCATACGCACAATAAGGACCGATCCCCTGCCGCGATGATGATGCGCCTGGATAAGCAAGCAGATCCCGGTCGCACCTATGCCCATGATGACACCTACGGGGATAGCAAGACCATGAACAACTTCGTCAACAACTACTGGACGGAGGAAGCTAGGGAAGCAGCAGCACAGGCGCGACGTGCGAAACTTGGAGGACTGGCAAAGAAAGGTTGGAGCGCACTCAAGACTGCTGGCAACAAGATTGCGTCTACTACTAAGGACGTTTATGAGGAAATCGGCGGTCTCGGAAGTGACATCCTCGACCACGGAATCGGCGCGATTCTGGATAACGCAAGCGCTATCCGTCACGCTGCTTCAGAGGCAGCTGCCTGGAATGCCAACCCGGAGGGCGGCAACTACGACAAGACAGCAACGCAGCGCATCTTCGGTACTCCGAACAAACCCGGTTACGACGGTCGCGATTTGTGCGAAGGCATCCACCAGAGTGCTCACCGACTCGCGGGTGACCAGGATGACGATGATGACATTGACGCGGACGATCACCACGTAGGGCAGCTGTTCGGTTGGTTCGATCCGCGCCAGCAGTGGCAACCTCAGGAGGTGGTTGGTTGGGCGGATACCAAGGGTGGCAGGGAAATCACCATTGAGAGGGAGGCAGGGGGCGGTCCTGCAAAAGTCAGCAACTGTCATTGCGGTGGAACGTGCAAGAGATGCAGTGACGTTGCCAATCAGGACGATGATGATGACTACGACGATGACTGTGATGACGATGAACGGGATGATGAGGGCAACTGCCCAGACGATGATGATAACGATGATACCTACAACGCATGGAGCGAAGCAGCGCGGCGGGCAGCTATCGAGGCGCGAACGGCATCGCAGAAGGCACACGACGCTACGGTCAAGATCGGTCACGCGGCACAGGGAGTATCCGGTAACGCCCTCAAGTGGGCGGATGAGGCAGTGCATGGTCACGGTTGGGCGCAGGCAACAGAGGGGGCTGCCAACGCACACATGCAAGCACACGATGCCCTACGGAGGACAGCGGACCAGAAAGCTGCGATGGGTGACATGCTTGGTGCTAGGGGAGACGTGCGCGCGGCAGGGTTGCACGCGGACGCTGCCAGCGCTCACCGCAGAGCGCTTGTCGGTGTTACCGGTAATGTCGTGAGAATGACTGCGATTGCCTTGAACGCGGGAGGTTGCGGTTGTGACTGCGACGGTTGCAAGGACTGCAAAGGCAAGATGACGGGTAACGCTTGGACCGAGGAAGCACGGGCAGCGGCTGCGGAAGTGCGCCGCGCTCATGGGGCTGTAAAAGGCACGAAGCCCGTACCCGGTTGGGCAAAGGGCAGAACGTCCAAGATGAAGCCCGGTCTGTTCGGCGCGGACGATGAAGCGGAAGGTCACAACGAGCAAGGGTGGAAACCCAAGGCACCGGTGGACACGCGCGGCAAGCAGGGCGGTTGGACGGAGAAACCGGAGGCACCGAGACAGCAGTGGACGGGGCAACCATCGGAACGCAAGGGCGGCGGTGGTGGTTGGACTGCTGAAACGGAAGGACCGCGTCCGAGTTGGCATCCCGTCAAGCAGCCGAAAGTGGGCATGTACAACCAGGATCTAGCTGGACCTAGCGTGCCCGCGCCCCCGTCTCCGCCCCCGCGCGGGGTTATCAGCGCACCCAGCAAGAAAAAGAAAAACACGATGAACCGGGAATGGTCCAGCAAGAAGCGCGAGGAGCATCCCGCTAAGGATTTCGCGGGTCCGGATCGGTCGTTCCCGATTGAGACCCAGGAGGATGTGGACGCTGCCATCCGTTCCATCGGTCGCACGAAGCACGATCCCGACGTAGTCAAGGCTGGCATCAAACGGATTGCCAAGCGCAAGGGATTGGATCTACCGCCCTCACTAGCGGAGGACGGTGACGATGGTGACTAAACAAAACTGGCGAGTCCTGAACAGAGAAGTCAGTTAGGGAGAACAACAAATGACTCCGCAAGATAGGGCAGGTGCCATTCAATGGCTCGCTGCTAATGTCGAAACGTGGAGGGGGGAGCATCAGTTGCTCTCCAGCTTTAGTGACGGCAAGTTGGCACAGCTGATTCGCGGTGCCAAGCGTGAGGCACACGCGGTTGCCGTTGCTAATGCCGCTGTCTCCGGTTTCGACGGTGGACGTGGCATTGCTTACCGTCTCAATCCAGAAACGGGAGATTGGGAGCAGCGCGCCACACACAACGCACAGGCGGACGGTTCGTTTATGGATGTCACGGAAGATCCGGCAACCAAGACGCGCGAAGATCAAAAGGATGATGAGGAAGATGGAGAAGGGGAGAGCTTCGCGGACAAGGCGGAAGGGAGCATCCACAACCGCCGCCGCCGCCCTCAGACTACTGAGGATTGGTTCCGCTTTGCGCCACCGGAAGTACAGCAGACGTTCAACAATGCCCGGCAGGTGGAACTGCGCGAGAAGGACAAGATCGTCCAGCAGCTGTTGGTCAACGTGGCGGAAAGCGAACGCCCGGCACACCGGCAGCGCTTGATGAATCGCACGCTGGAGGAATTGCAGAACGACCGCGCTTTGGTTCCAACTGCCAACCTGCAGCAGTTTAGCGAAGAAAATCCTTCGCTGAATATCGCTACGTCCTATCGGCGCGCTCATTCGGGCGACGATATGCTGACCGCCCCGACGATGGAGTGGGATGCGCAGTCCAAGGGACCGGCAGTGCCGCGCACGGATTTGCCCACCACGAGCATCGGGGTGAATACCAGCTACGACGATCTGCCTTTGGATGAGCAGCTGCAGGGTCTGACTCCGCAGGCACGGGCAACCGTCATGAACGCGCTTGCTATCGAGGCGCGCGAGAAGCGCAAGCTGGTCGAGGAAATCATCGCTGCGAACGCTTCGCTGGAGGATGATGCGGAGCGACGTTTGCGCAATCGACTGTCCTCAAAGTCGATGGACGAATTGCGCGATTACCAGCTGCTCACCGGGTCGGTGCCGCAGCGTCGTCCTGTCAACTACTTCGGTTCGGGCGGCGGTCCCGTAGGAATGCCCGCGCCGACCAACAACGTCAACGAAGATTTGCTACCACCTCCGGTTATGGACTTCAAAGCGAAGGTGGAAGCGTAAGCAGTCGCGAGCGCGGGGCTGGAACAGAGAGATCATTCTGGCGAGAAGACTGACCAGAACTTCGATATCAGGAGTTTTGTAATGGCTAAGGGTCAAGACATCGTTGTAAGCGCTAACCCTCAGGGGCGCTTCATCGAAGGAATCGTGGGTGACACTTCTGCACCCGGCACGATTATGCAGATTTCCGCAACTGTCGCCCCTGTCGAGGGGCGGCATACGTGGATTGCTGCTGCGACGGGTACGGACGGTAAGGAGGTGCTCAAGGTAGTGTTGCTACCTGACCGCCTCCAGGGTCGCTTGGCAACAGACGCTTACGTGGCGAACACGCGCGGGTTTCTGTACTGCTGGTTGCCTGGTGACGAAGTCAACTTCCTAGCTGGTGAAGGTGCCGGTACGTCCAACACCTTCAACATCGGTGACCGCTTCATTGTGGACGCCGAAAACGGCATTCTCGTGCCGGACACTGGCTCTCCACAGGAGTGTGTCGCTATCGCTATGGAGAAGCTAACGCAGCAAGTAGGCTCCGTCCTTGTATGGTGCATGGCAACGTAAACCATCATCCTCTGGCGTTCCAAGAGTTTCGAGAGAAGAGACAACGGAGGATGAACTGAGATGTTCACTGACTTCATTCTGAACGGGCAAGCCCACGGTTCCGTGGGCGAGCACCTGGCAGGTTGCCGCTTCGACCCCGGTTTGCTGCGCCCGTACATCGACCGCTCCAATCAGCGCTGCGTCACGATCAATTCGGGACGCACGGATTCCAGCGGGAAACCCATTTACGAGAAGCGACTGGTCGCAGAGATGATTAACAACGGTGTGAGTTCACCGGTGTTCAATGCTACGTCGCTGCGCAAGGAAGAGTGGATCGAACTCGATAAGGTCGTCATTCGTGAAGCTCGTTTCCGGCTCCGCGCTTGGGCAGACCTTGCTGCCGCCAATACGTTTGGTGGTTTCAACGGTATGTCCAAGACGATCCTCGAATACGAGTCCATGAGTGACCCCGGTGAGGCAATCGTAGACATGGATGGTCTTTCGGAAGGTCGTACTGACCGCCCGAAGTTCCAGCTTGAAGGTTTGCCTCTGCCGATCACCCACTCGGACTTCTATTTCAGCGCGCGCCAGCTGGCGGCATCGCGTAACAGTGGTACCCCGCTGGATACGACGATGGCAGAAGCGGCTGGGCGTCGTGTGGCTGAATCCATCGAGAAGGTTCTCATCGGTGTTGACACCGGTGTTACCTACGGTGGGCAGAACACGGCAACCTCCTACGGACGCACCGCGCAGGTCTACGGTTACCTGAACTTCCCGCAGCGCTTGACCAAGCACAACCTCAACACCCCGACAGGCAACAATGCCTCGTCTACGTTGTCGGACGTGCTGGCAATGCGCAACCAGTTGTACAACAACAAATTTTACGGTCCCTTCATGCTTTACCACTCGAATGATTGGGACACGTTCCTTGATAATGACTATATCCTCACGGGCGGTAACGTAGCGACCCAGACGCTGCGCGAACGTCTGAAGTCGATTGACGGGATCATCGACGTGCGCCGTCTCGACTTCTTGACCTCGACCATCCCCGTCTCGACGGATGCAGCGCAGATCCTAACCGCTAACCCATTCACCCTCATCATGGTCCAGATGACCAGCGATGTGTGCCGCGCTATCAATGGTATGGACATCACGACGGTGCAGTGGGAATCGGTCGGTGGGATGCGTCTGAACTTCAAAGTCATGGCAATCCAGGTGCCACAGATTCGCGCTACGTTCGCTGGCAACAGCGGACTCCTGGTCGGGACCACCACGTAATCCAACGGACTGGCTCGCGGACGTAGGGAACCGTGCTCAGTGCCGGACACTGGGCATGGTACGCCCTTTGACATCTTTTACTTCTCTGGAGCAACTTATGGGAGAGACTCTCTACTACTGGAAGTGCCTGAGCGGGCAGACGGTCGATGATGACCCGGACCCGACGCACACCATTCCGGACCCCACCGATCCCACAGGGCAGCGGCGCAAGCCAGCGGATAAGACTTATTACGCTGGTGACATCATCGGTCCGACCCCCAAGTATTACGGGATGTGGAACCGGAATGGTCTTACTCCGCGCTACGAGTTGGTTAATAAGGTGGAAGCTGCCCCCACTGTCGATGCTGCTGTGGCACCTCCACCGGCACCGCCGAAGACGACGCCCAAGGCAGCACCGCCACCAACACCGGTGAAACCCGCTTGGAGCAAACCCGCGCCCAAGCAGACAAGCAAACCCTCCTTTGACAACGTGCCCCTAGAGCAGATGTCAATGGAGCAGCTGAAACGGTTAGCGGAGGATGAAGAGATCGACCTGAAGGACGCTAAAGACAAGGAGGAGATCATCAAAATCTTTCGAGGCAAGTAAATGCTTCACCTTGTAGCTTTCCTCCTATTGTGGGCTGGTCTCCCTAATTCCGTGGTGTCCCTCCTCACAGCAGGGGACCAGCCCACCTTGCGCTGTTCTGTGTGTTCTTGTGTCAGCTGCGCTTGCGACCCGTGCTTGTGTGGTGTGTGCAATGTGGAGGATGAGGATGAAGTCGTTGCTGTTGGGGATACAGTCGAGCAAACCTGTTGGGTGCCCTACGGCAACAACAACTGCTGCCTCGTCTGCAACTGTGGCGGCAATCTACAGTTTCTGGAGGAACCCATCGTTATTGAGGAGCGCGGCAGGGGCACACGCGACCACCGGGTCAGACTGCGCTTCCGTTTTCGCGCGCGCGAGATAGGTAGAGCGCACATCGACGTACACCATTTCAGGGACTTCAACAAACGACCGGAACGCATCATCCACAAGAACGTCCGCGTCCGGAGTAGGACTCCCTCCATGCGGCGCAGATAAGGGGGTCAACATGGCAAAGAGTCTCGCTATCGCTCCCGCAGTGGGCAGCGACTGGTTGCGCTTGTTCGACAGTCCCGACCAGTGGAAGAACTGCCGCTCGCAGCTGAGTATGCTGCAGGTCTCGTATCAATCGCTTTGGAACGAAGCATCAGTACCGTGGTTCAACGATAACATCTGGCCCAATGTTCAAGCGGCAGGTGTAGTGGATAAGTGCCAAAAATGGAGTATCGACTTCGGATTTTATATGGGGGTGTGGAAGCCTCAGTATCTCACATCGGCGCAACTCGCTGTCGTCCATGCGCGGCAGTGTTGCGATAACCTGTTCAACGCGGGCGCATTCAGCACAATCATCGACCTGGACGAACCTTTCTACGATGCCAAGTTCTTAGGGGTCACCGATCTAGCGACCGCCGCTGGGCGCGTCGCTGACTTCTATGGGGATCTCAAGACCATCTACGGTGACCGGGTTGGTGTCGCGCTGACGGAACCGTACCCACCGCCCGCGCTTACTTGTGACGAAATCATCGACTCGATGGCACACCTCATGGGTTTGGGGGTGACCCTGGAATGGTTCGACATTGACGTGAACCATGTCTGGGTCAACCAGAATCCCGTCAGGCTGGCGCAGATGGAAGTGGACCTGCCCCGCCTGGCGGACTGGTTGAAAGCAGCGGACATCCCGTTTGGGATTATATTCTGGCCCGGCTTGGAAAAGCGGACCACGAATCAGATGTATTGCGAAGGGGTGCTGCCGTGGGTCGATCAAGTTGCCGCTATGACAGGACTGGAGACACCGGGGCGGTTGGTCAGCGAAAGCTGGATATTCACGGATGAGAACAGGACACAGAAAGCGCTTCCGACGAATCTGCCGGAAAGCGAACGCTACACACATACGTGGCTTATCCGAGAGATCGCTGAACGGTTTGGTTGGGGTCAGTCTACTTTGAGGGGGGCATAACCATGAACGTAGAAGTAACCGTCGTATCGTTTCTCGGATGGATCGTTGCCGGTGCTGGGTTCCGCGTGGGATGGGGAATCATCGGCATCCTGATTGACCTACTCTCTAGCGCAGTAGGTCGCACGGGGAAGATTCCTCGTGAGTAGCTGTAACAACAGACTGCAGTACCCGATTGTGGCGCACGGCAACCGCCGCCCTAGCGATGCGGAGCGTGCCCACAAAGGGTACAAGCAGCGCAGACATGAAATGAACTGGCATAACCGCGAGCGGTCGAGTGACGATCAAATCGACGCTTACCTGAGACGCAAGCTGCTCAAGCAGCACGCAGCACAGAAGCCATCGGTGGTGGAGGGTTGATATGTATGACCTTCAGCCTAGAGACCGCGATCTATACGGCAGCGCTGTGCCGCGTCGCGGCGGACGGGGATCAAGACGGGTTTGCGGACCTGTTTGAGAAGTACACGATCAACAGCCGGTCGGCTGGACAGATGTGGGCTGTAACGGGAACGATTGCCAACACCGAAAGTCTATCCGGCGTGCAAGCCGTAATCTTTCGCGGGACGGCAACGCTTGGTGATTGGTTGGATGATGAGGAGTCCGCGCTTGCCTACTTCCCGGAATTTGACGGCAAGGTGCATACCGGGTTCTACCGCTGTTTCGACGAAGTGCGGGACTGGTTGCAAAGTAGGTTGCTGAAAACCAAGCTGGTGCTCATAACCGGGCACAGTTTGGGCGGCGCGATGGTGACCTTGGCAGCGCAGTGGTTATGGAGTCGCGACTATATGGTGCTGCCGACGTACACGTTCGGCAGTCCTAAAGTCGGCAATGAGACCTTCACCACTAACTACGCTCCAGCGCAGTACCGCGTGGTCAACGATGTGGATATTGTGACCTACCTACCGCGCATCAGTGGTTACTGCCATGTAGGTGAGGAATACCACCTGCCTTATAGCACCGTGGGACTGGGGCGGCGGTTAGGGTTGATGGCATCGCATCTGTGGTATGGACCGGGCAAGCTGTTTGTGGACAGCGTCAAGTGCCATCCGATTAGCGCGTACATGGAAGCGCTCAAACGTGAATGGGAAGCGGATCATGCTGAAACTGGAACCGCTTGAAGAGCGCAACCTTCTGAGCACCTACGTCCCGTCAGTGCAGACGGTCGGAGGGGCGGTGCTGCAGCCCAGTGGCGTGCTGCAGCTTATTCCGCAAGATGCTTTCCCGGTTTATTACATGATCGAACCGGGTGAGGTCTACTACCGCGATACGTACATCCTCACACACCCCGCGCTATTCCCCGATCATTGGGCGCATACGGACTTTAATCAGGCGCAGGTGCGGGGCATCGTCTATATCGGCAACGGAGTACAAACGAATTACAGCAACTGGACTACCATCCCTGACCTGGACATCGTCGTTTCCAGCGGCAGCTTTGTATTGGGCGGCATCGGCAGCTACAGCAACTTGGTGCTCACGGACGGTTACCCAACGGCGCGGGTACCATCGGGCGGTGGGGATTTGATCGGACGCGCCACCTACAACGATCTGACCGCTGGACCGGGGCAGAACATTGCCGTGGGCAGCTGGAATCCTCACTCCATCATGGTCTACAACATTTTCCACGGCACCACGATCTACGACGATAACGCACCGGAGACGATTAACTACTTGGATGCCGCCTTTGCCCAATTGGCGCAGGAGGGCAAACCGTGGATGGCATGATGGTGTTCATCCTGCTTGGTATCCCGTTGCTAGTTCTGGCGGTGATATTCATTGCTGAATATTTCCTGACCAAACGTGATTGAGACAACCTGGACCCGATGGCTGACCGCTTTATGGTTGCTGACTTTGCCGGTGGATTCGGAGAAGCTGCCCGCGCCGAACTTATTCACGGAGGTGCAGAATGCTGCGGTTCAGCTGCAGCTAATGGATTGGCACCAGCGCAGCATGATACTGTACCGCTTCGGGGACGTTGTCGGTGACATGCGTTTGTTGCGCGTGTATTACCGAGACCTACGTGGCGCGCCATTGGTGCAGGACGCAGACGAGTTTCCCGACTGTAAACAGACCGATGAAGCGCTGAACTTCAATCGGAACTTTCGGACATGGTTGACACGTAGACGGGACATGGACCTGACGCGCTACGACTATTACAAGGAGATCATCAAGGAGACTGACAGGCTGTACGACTTTTGGGACACGCTGCGGGATGCCAACCGCGAATACTACTATGTCGGCACCCGTCGTAGCGCGCTGAAAAGGTTGCGAGGTTTGCTTGGAGACGAATGCTACTACCGAAGAGAAATGCCGCCCCCTGCACCGTACTGGAGATTCCAACGGATCGACTGAAGTGGTCAGACCGCGCTTTTGGGTGTTCAAGGGTTTGGACGTTGCGATTGCTCTTGTAGTGTTCGGATTCATCCACGTATATTGTTCTGTGGATGCGTTTACAAGCGCGCTTCTGACCTTCGCTGTCTTGCTGCTCTGTTGGGCACTGGAACTTGTCTACGAGGGTCTAGGACCATGACCATGCGAGTCAGGGAAGTGAAGGGAATCTCCAGCACCGTGCAGATGCTGGACAGCGACCATGAACTCTACATCCTTGAGTTCCAGGTCGGCACGGAAAAGGTTGGCATTCCCCTATCGCTCCACTGTGAACAGAAGCCCAGCGAAGAATGGGTCCGCAAATCGGAAGGGTGGCTCGATTGCTTGGTGCATTTGGCAAACAAGGGTCTTGAGGTGGTAGCCCCATCCCAAAACCCGTTTTACAAGATTCGCTCATGAACACGATTGTACTTTGCGCTGCCTTAACTCTGGGGATGCTTCATCCCGCGCAGTGACACGGCGGCGGTTGCGCCCCCAGTTTCGGGGGCGGCGGTGGGTTTGGCGGTGGGGGTGGGTTTGGCATCGGCATCGGCGCGGGTCCGCAGTTCGGGGGCGGCTACGCTGCTCCGCAGTTTGGTGGTGGTTACTACGATGGAGGGAGCATCCCGTATTTCCCCCCTCCGGTGCAACAGTGTTACCCGCGCTGGGTGCAGATCAACACGTACTGTTGGTACTGGATCAACGGCAATGATTTGATCGCTGCCTACTATCCGGGTCTCGACGCTTACTACCAATACGACCGATATTACCGGCGCTGGGGACCGAGAATGGGGCATCCGTGGGGAAGATAATCGCAGCACTAATCGCGGCACTTGTTGCCTTTGCGTTGGCAAGAGGTCAGGGACCAAAGGACGCGGTTGTCCGGATGCCCAGCCATGGCTGCAGCGCTACGGTGATTTACTCCGCGCCGGGAATGACTTACCTACTCGGATGTGGGCACGCTTACGACGCGGAGCATGGACAGAGCATGAGGAGCAAGAGGATGACTTTCGACATTCCGACCACCGCGCAGCTAGGCGCGGGGCAGACGGCGCGTCCTCCCCAGTACCTGATTGCCAGAGACCCTCGATGGGACTTGGCACTGGTGCGCGTCGATGCCGGTCCGTTTCCCTACGTCTGTCCAGTGGTCGGTGCCGGTTACAACCCCGTGGGGCGGAGAATCGTTTCCGTGGGGTATGACGAGATGCGTCTACCGGTGACCGTGCGCACGGCAACGGTCACGCGCCTATCCGGGGGGCAGGTGTTTACCAGGGAACCACCGTGGCACGGTCGCTCAGGGGGCAGTTTAATCGACGTGGACCTGGGATGCCTCGTGGGTGTGTGTAGCGGTTACGCGGGCAATCCAGGGATGGCAGCGCGGGAGAGTCCCTTGGGCGGACCGGGTATCTACGTCAGCCACACGGCAGTGCGCTCCTTTCTGTCCCATTATGGTTGGAGGTAGCAATGACAGAGAACGAACTGAGCTATGCCGATCTGCAGCTGCTGCAGAGGTTGCGGCAGATGGTCGGAGAAAACAAGGATGCGGTCGAGGTGGGCGCGCCGCCACAAGAGGATATCCCGCTACACGCGCGCCACGCGCGCTACCTGCGCGAGAAGCAGAAAGAGCTAGAAGCTGAGTATGAGATGTTGGATAGGGGCGGCAACGATTCCAAGGGCACGGAATCGTGGACCGCGCTAATGCGCGTCTTAGGTAGACGCTAAACCAAAGGGGCACACCATGAAGTTCTATCTGTACGCGGGTCTGCTGATTCTTGGTTTCGCTGGAGGCATGGCAACGTGCCTATTGCAAGCGACTGCGCAGGGACAGCACAGGGACTACGACCGCTACTATCCTCCAGTGGCGGCAGTGTCTGAGAGTCGGCAACGCGATTGTCCATGTGGGCAGAGTTGCTTGTGCGCAAACTGCCAGTGTCTTAGCAAGTCAACCAAAGCGAACTACGTGCCCGCGCCGGGTGTGACGGCACTGCGCACGGCAAGCGGCATCGTTGTTAGTGTTCCTCCTGATTCGTTTCCCTTAACCATTGTTATTGGACCACCATCAACCTTAGTTGGAGTACAACCAATGGCACCACAGCCAGGACAACTACCAAGCGGTCCGCCACCGGGACAGCCAGGTCAACTACCTAGCACTCCCCCACCGGCGCAGCCTGGGCAGCTACCTAGTGGTCCTCCAGGGGAGCCGACGCAACCGATTGCGCCTCCTCCGGGTGGGACACCAGAGCATCCGATTGCACCTACTCCTCCGGGATCACCGTCGCAGCCGATTGCGCCGCCCCCACAACCAGGACAACTACCGAGTGGTCCTCCAACGCCCGCGCCGAAGCAGGGGATGGCACCGCCCGTGCGCTGGGCACCGGATATGGGTTACCAACGCAAGTATTAAGTGAGGTGAACCAAATGAGAATGATTTTGTGTGCAAGTCTATTGCTAGCGCTGCCTATGCCCGCGTTAGCGGACACACCGACATGCGGTTTGTTCGGTGGCTGGCGCGATAGGATCGAGTTCCGACTGGATCGACAGGACCGCCGCATCGACCGCCTGGAGGACCGCTTCGGATGGGGCGGACCGGGTATCAACTTCGGTGGAGGCTATGGTGGTCCGGGTATCGGGTTCGGTGGAGGAGGACCACCGCTCATCAACCAGCCGATTATCGAGAACCCGATTACCAATCCGGGACCGTCGCAGCCGATCTTTCAACCGCCTGCGTTTCCGTCGCAGCCGATTTATCAGCCACCGGTCGCACCAGTGCAGCCGATCTATCAGCCACCGGTACCGATCCAGCTACCAGCGCAGCCGATCTATGAGCAACCAGTCGCGCCGGTGCAGCCGATCTACACACCACCGGTCGGTGTGCAGCCTATATGGGCACCACCTGCTATCCCCCAGTGGCAGGGATTCTCCCCGTTTGTTCCTCCGGGGATAGGTGCCCAACCCTTTAGCCTGGATTTGTCTCTCAGGAACAACCAAGGATGGGGCGGATGGGGCGGCAGGATGTGGGAGGATACGCGCCGGGCACCTCCAGCGCGCCCAGCCGGTGGGACAATGCCACCAGCGCCGGGTGCAAGACTGTCTCCACCTGTAGCGCTGCAAGCCGCTGGAGGTCGCTACGGCGCGCCGCCCAACGGGTACATGCGCCTAACCAACCAGTGGAGATGATACGAGCGCTGCTGTGGCTCTTTATTGTTGCCGTAGCGGTCTTGGACACCGGGTTTTCATGGAGGCACGCAAAGGAATGTTACGAGATGCCGTATGAGATATCGCTGGAGGACAACCCGGTGCCGCGCTGGGCATTTGCACTGGCAGGGATGCCGGGGGTGACCCTCTACCGCTGGGCATGGTTGGGGTTCGCTTGGGTCATGAGCACTGCCAAGGTTCGGCAAGCGAAATACGTTCTTCCCGTTTGGACCGTAGGACATGGTCTGTTACTGGTGTTGCTAGTTTGGACAGTCATGATGCTGCGATGAAACCGTTGCCAGCTGCGCTTGCATCCATTCGCAAAGCGTATGAGCTAGGTGCTCACGTAGAGCAGATTACCGTTTACGGACTGACGGAGGAATCGGCGCGGTACCTCGTCGCATGGCTGGACCAGAACGGAATCGAGCACAAGGGAACCGCGAGTAGTCAGGGAAGGCGCTGCGTTCCCTTGTGCTTCCCTAAACCCAAGGATGTAGACAACGATATTTAAGGACGCTCAACTCGGTGTTGAGCCGCCAGAGAGGGGAGGGGGTTTTTGACTGCGCCCCCTCCCCAGTTGAACAGAGGTAGCGATGGCGCAACGTACCACGCTTGCCCAAGTCCAGACGCGCTTGCAGCGGGATTACGACTACAACCGTAATCCGGATTTGCAGCAAGCGATTGATATGGCAAGTCCAATGGTGGACGAGATTGCCAGCTACGCTAGTACGTTGGTCGCGTATCAGGTAATCCCGATGCCGACCTCGCGCCTGGAGCTAATCGAGCGGAATCTAGCTTGTCACTTCTACGTCATGAGTGACCAGCCCTATTCCAGCAACTCGACTTCGGGCGCGAGCGCGAGCTACCAGGGTCAGACGAAGATGTATTTGGAGGCAAGTAAGTATGGACAGATGGCAATAACGATGGACAGTAGCGGATGGCTCCGCGCTATGTACGCAACGGACACCCCGAAAGTTGCGAACGCGCTCTGGCTGGGTAAGAACCCCAGCGACCAAATCGACTCGGGCTGCTCATTGTTCTATTGGTGCTTCTGCTTGCGTGCCTCTGGTACTGGGACCGGAAGGAATGATAAATGCCGCCCCCAGAGGAAGCGGATCTGTTCCAAGACACGGTCGTGTTTCCGTCCATCATGGTTGGTCGGAAAATGCCGATGTCTGCGGGCTATCCGCAGACCAATATCGAGGGTGAGGTTGTAGTCGGACCGCCCTATCAAATTCAGTGCCGGTGGATATGGAAGCGCAGTCAAGCGATGGACAGTCAAGGAAACGTGCAGGCAATTGATGTGACGGTGATTACCGCCCAAGAGGTTTTCGTCGGCAGCAAGCTGTTGTTGGGTGTGCTGGAGGATTGGGTCGGAACCGGGACGGGGACGGATGAGGACGGCATGGAAATGATGGAGGTGGTCAGCTACGACGAAACCCCGGACGAAAAGCGGCAATGTGTACGTCGGCAGTTGGCATGTAAGAAGTTCCGTGGCAACTTACCCACGATGCCCTAATGGCGCAGATACTCGGATTGAACCAAGTCCGCGCTAAACTAGGTGCTCTTATACAAGAGGCACATGCCGCGAACGTCTGTGTCGTTGTGGGCTACACCGCTGCCTATGCTTTGTACGTTCACGAGAACATTGAGATGAAGCTGCGCGGGCAACCGCGTCCGCGCCGTTTGGGAATGGAACATGGCAAGTATTGGGATCCACAGGGACAAGCGCAAGCAAAGTTCCTCGAACAACCGGCGCGGCAGTATGCCAGCCAGATCGGGCGAATTGTGATAACCGCATACGGACGCACTAGGAACATGGCGCAGTCGCTGATTATGGGCGGTTTGTTCCTGCAGCGGGAAAGCATGAAGTTAGTCCCGGTGGACACCGGCAACCTGCGCGCTTCGGCATTCACGAGGGTGGAGTAATGGACATTAACTGGGCAGTCGTTGGTCTATGTTTCAACGCGCCCCACTTCCTACTGCTGGCGCGGGGAACTGGAGAAGTGGAACCGCTCCTCCAAGTTGCCAACACGGAGAAGGAACACTACGAAACGGTGTCACTAAGGAAGGTCGCTGCAATCAAGGCATTTGCCGTCAACCAGAATCTTGAGGCAGAAGCAAAGGACTGGCTGCAGCGCAAAGGTTGCCCCGCTGCCGATGCTGGCAATGGGGCGGTCATGATCTTAGACATGCTCACGCGCGCGGGCATGATAGACACCCCAGCGAAAAGTGTCCTCGACATTACGGGTAAGGATGTGCTGCCGGACAGTCGCTTGGGTAGCGACCTGGGGTCGATGATGATGGACTGGACCAATCCCGTTACGGGTGAGGTCCACCGTATCGAGGTTGTGCCCACCTTCTGCGCCAACTGTGGCGTGCAAAATCCTTACTACGTTCCCAAAGAAAACTGTGTCTGGACATTCTGGTTATGTGAGAACTGCGCCGCGACTTACGGTGCCATCGCGGGCACTTACACGGAATCCGATAAAGCGTTTTGGGCAAAGGTCCAGGCGGAGATGATCGAACACTATGGTCACATCTTGAATCAAGAGGAGCTAGCGCGCTTACAAGATCAAGACTGGGGACCACTGGCGAGTCTCATAAAGGAGTCACCGATCAAGAGCGGTGACAAATAGCTATGCCAATACCAAGGAACAAGACTGGTGTGTACTGTTGGCTAAACGCTGCCAACGGGAAGCGCTATATCGGTTCTGGGGCGAAGTGCCTCCAAGGACGCAAGGAACATCATCTCAATGACCTAGCGTCCAATAGGCATTGGAATCGGCACTTACAAGCTGCCTGGAACAAATACGGCGCGGACCGGTTCCAGTTCTGTGTCTTGGAATACTGCGAGTCCGACCTGTGCCTTGTTAGGGAGCAATACTGGATCGACCACTACCAAGCTGCGGACCAGCGCTTCGGTTACAACCTTTCACCGACAGCAGGCAGTCCGCTGGGGGTGAGGAGATCGGAGAAAACAAAGAAGCTGATATCGAAGGTCAAGAAAAAGCAGGGGCTGTCTCCGGAACTGAGACAGAAGATCGTAGCCGCTAATAGAAGGCGACGTGGCACTAAGCGCGGACCTAATAAAGTCCAATCGTCCCACAAGGGCAGGAAGTTATCAGCATTGCACAAGGCAGCGCTGGCAGCGGCATGGGTGAGAAGGCGGCGAAAATTTGGCAACAGTGGTTGCGAGAACAGGGAAGCAGTTACTAGGAAGGCAATTCAGACTAGGTTAGCCAACCCAGCTGCTAGAGGTGAATCACATTGGAACAACCGCCTGAGTAACGAGCAAGTCTTAGAGATACACAGGCGCGCGACTTCTGGCGAACCGAATAAAAATCTTGCCGAAGAGTTTGGAATTGATCCGAGCGCAGTAAGCAGGATTAAGTCTGGTAGGCGTCGGAGTTGGCTTACTGAGACTAAGGTAGAAGCTCCTATTAGAGAGTAAAGAGAGGTGAC